ACATCTGGCACAGAGTGGGCAAAAGCAGGAGCAGGGCTACCTGTAGCGGGCGGTTGGGGCGCATCTGGCACTACCCAGTTCGGGCAGGACCAGCTCTATCAGGCGCTGGTGAACGAGCTGTGCCCGCTCTCCGGCTCGAGTTGGAGCGACGCCTCGTACGCGGGGGTGTGGTCGTTGAATCTCTACTACAATCGCGGCACCTCGAGCACCACCGTGGGTTGCCGCGCAGCCTTGTATCTCTGAGTCCTGAGCGATAGCGATGGGACTACACGATGAAGCGAAGCTGGATAAGAGGTTCGCAGATATGGCAAAGCTGATGAACATCTATCTCAATCACTTTCCAAAGCACGAGAAGTACGGTCTTGCTTTGGAGATTCGCAAAGCCGCGTATGAAATGTATGGCTTCATCGTAGAGGCGCAGAAGCGCTATCACAAGAAAACAGCGCTATCCAATCTTGACATCCGCCATGAGCAGTTGCGCATGTTGGTTCGCCTGGCGCACGCGCTAGGCTATTTTGAGTTCAAGGATGGAAAGCGCGCAGAACATGATCCAGTCGAGCAGGGTGAACATCGCTTTTTGGCGCTGTCTCGATTGGTTGATGAGTTAGGTAGGATGATCGGCGGATGGTTGGTCGCTGATCGCCTGCTTGATAAACGGGAGGCATCTTAATATGTGCCCGATCTCCGGCTCGAATTGGAACGACAACTCGAACGCGGGGGTGTGGTCGTTGAATCTCAACAACAATCGCAGCAACTCGAACAACAACGTGGGTTGCCGCGCAGACTCGATACCTCACAGACCGCATCTTGGTCAAAGTGGAATCAAGGGAGATGCTTTCCGGCGCGTAGCATTAGCTACGGCAAAATCGGCGTGCGTTTGTTTTTCTGGTAGGACGGTACGCCGTTTCGAAGGTCAAACAAAATGAAGCGCATCGGGAATCTATACCAGCAAGCATTCACCAAAGAGGCGCTGCTTCTAGCTTTTCATGCAGCCACCAAGCACAAGCGAGGCAAGCGTGCTTGCTTTGAATTCGAACGCCGTCTGGCCAGCAATATAGATGAGCTTGAGATCGAGCTTAGAACGGGCAGCTACAAGCCAAAACCCTACTATCAGTTCATCGTGACCGAGCCAAAGCCGCGCATGATCTACGCTCCTGCCTTTAGGGACTTGGTGGTGCAGCATGCTATCTATGCGGTCGTATCGCCCATCTTCGATAAGATGTTCATCGATCAGTCGTATGCATGCCGAACTGGCAGAGGTACCCACCGATCTGCCGCCTACGCACAATCCGCATTGCAGAAGAGCGAGCCTGGCTCATACACGCTGAAGCTAGACATCCGCAAGTTCTTCTACCGCATCGACCGCGCTGTATTGAGACTGCAAGTGGAGCGGAAGATCAAAGACGCAAGGTTCATCGATACGATGATGATGTTCGCAGACCATGGCGAGCCAGTCGGCATTCCAATCGGCAACTTACTCAGCCAGCTCTACGCGCTGATCTATTTGAATCCGCTGGATCACTTCGTGAAGCGCGTGCTGAAGGTGAAACTGTACGCACGCTATGTGGACGACTTCGTTCTGTTCAATATCAGCAAGGGTACAGCTATCGAGTTCATGGCAAGGATCGTTGAATTCATCTCCAGCCTAAAGCTGACGCTCTCCAAGTGGACGATCGCAGCAACCCATAAAGGCATCAACTTCATCGGATACCGCACCTGGGCAAGCAAGCGATTCATCCGCAAGCGCAGCCTCTACAACTTTAAGAAGGCACTGAAATTGGACAAGCTAGACAGCTTGACCTCGATCATCGGTCACGCAAAACACACCCACAGTCAGAAGAATTTAATCAACACAATGAAGGAGAAATACGATGGCAAAGATATACAGCTATACCAAGCAATCTGACCAGTACACGACATTCTTGATGGAGATGCCAAGAGACCAAGACGGTCAAACGGTCGGCACGGAGCTTTGCACGATAAACGGGGTGACGTATGTATCTATCCCAGACTCGGCAGCGCTTCCAGCACAGCGCAGCGAGGTGTCATATCAGCTTATTACACCAACGCCCGAGCTGGCGCAGCAGATCAAGCTGGAAAGCCAGCACGTGCACCTAATCAACTCGCGCGTGGCAGAGAAGATCGCCGCCGAGTATTCGTTGGCTGACGAGATCAAGCTGCTACGCACTGCGCCCTCTGCTGAGTTCGAACTTTACAACGCCCACGCCGAGGCATGCCGGGCATGGGGCCGCGAAGAGAAGGCAAAGCTGGGGCTGTGATGCTGAAGCAAGCGGCCTACCTGTTGAGCGCAGCGACATCTGGGTTCTTGTTGTATGCCATTGCATCCAACTCAATTTGGCCTGTATTTATTGCGCTTATTTTAGGAGCTGTTTTAGGGATCTTCATAGCAACTGCCTGCGAACTTTCTCAAATTTCATTTTATGTTAGTTGGTTAATATTAATCAGCATAATAATTACATCTATCAACTGTTTAGGTTAAAAAATAGGAAACTATGCCAGAAAAGAATCCGGAAAATTGGAGCGTCATCGTGTGGCTACTTATCATTGGGATGAGTATCTTGGGTGGTGTCAGTAGTTGGTATCGTCGTGTAAAGAACGGTCATCCGCGCGCAATGAACGCGGCTGAATTTGTTGGCGAGATGGCGATGTCTGGAATGATGGGATTCGTCGGGTTTGCCCTTGCCGACTGGTACTTCGATTCGATCAGCGTAGCGGCTGCCTTCGCAGGCATCAGTGCGCATTTTTCAACTAGGCTTTTATTCAGCGCCGAGAGTTTGCTGAATGTCTATGCCGATAGGATTCAAAAAAAGATAGGAGCCCCAAAATGAGTGCACTCTTTAGTTTTTTAGGTGGTTCAGTATTTCGCATGGTATGGGGTGAATTATCTGCGTTCTTTACTCGGCAACAGGAACATAAACTCGAGGTAGAACGAATGAAAGTACAGGGAGACCTTGAAGCTGCACAGCATGCACGCAATCTAGAGTCCATCCGCGTGCAAGCCGAGCTCGGCATCAAGACTATTCAGGTGCAGGCAGATGCCGATCAAGCTCGCCTCGATGTAGGCGCATGGGCGCAGGCCGTGGCTGATGTTGGGAAAAGTACCGGCATTCGCTTCCTTGATATTTGGAATGGATCCGTGCGCCCGTTACTGGCTAGTATCGCTATTACGGTGGTGCTATTTGAAATCATTAAGAACGGTTTCATGCTAACTGACTGGGACCGCGATCTAGTCAGCGCCATCCTTGGCATCTACGTCGCTGATCGTAGCCTGGGTAAGCGTGGAAAATGAACATTACGCTCGCTGTCGAAGTTGCCAGTACGCTAATCCGGCGCTGGGAGGGGTGCAGGCTTACCCCTTACCTATGCAGTGCCGGTGTGCCTACTATTGGCTATGGCGCGACTTACTACAGAAGCGGGACGCGCGTGACGCTGAGCGATGCAGCGATCAGCAAGGATGAAGCTGAAGCGTTACTGATATGGATGATCAATACCGTCTACCTTCCCGCTGTCATAAAGTTATGTGGCGGTATTAATACGCCAGATAGGTTGGCAGCTATCATCGACTTCACATTCAATCTTGGCAGCGGCACATTGGCCGCTAGTACCCTACGCAAGCGCATCAACGCAGGTAAGTGGAGCGACGTACCTACTCAGCTTTTAAAGTGGAATAAGGCCGCTGGAATCGCGTTATTGGGGCTTACTCATAGGCGCATGGCAGAGGGCACATTATGTTGAGCGACGGCATCACAGTTGGCGAAGCCATCACCACCATGCTGCTTGGAATCTTCATACTTGCCATTATCGCCATCGGGCTAAAAATTAAAGGCTGGCTGTGAGAGCGATTGGTTTGATTTTTGTGGTGATTTTTTTACTCATCCTGATCGTGGCTTGCGCGTTTGCTTTTGCAGTATTGTTATGGGGGTACATCTGCGTCAACGTGTACCGAGAATTTAAGTATGGATGGGCAGATTGATCACTTTGCCGATTCCGGAAAAGTAATATACAGAAAAGAGTGATTTGAAATGGTGTGGTAATTTTGTGCAGTGGCAGGCTTAAACCTCAATGTCTTGAAGCGTCTTTTCACCACAATGCAAAATCTAAAGTATTTGATTTAATTATTAATTTATACAAGACTTAGGGATTGTGATTCCAGTTGTCGTGGGTTCGAGCCCCATCGATCACCCCAAAACACTAGCAGTTCCACGATAGTCATCACTAACATCTTCTTCGCTGTGGGTAGTTTCAGGGGGAGATGTGGGTGAGATCGTGAGGGACGCATTCTCGGCATACCCTGCCACATATCCCGGCGCAAGATGTGCATAGCGCAGCACCATCGTCATATCGGCCCACCCTCCCAGCTGTCTCAATACTTCCAACGGCGTTCCGCCCATAACGTGCCAGCTAGCCCATGTGTGACGCAAGTCATGGAAGGTTAGGCCAGCATCGATCTTTGCGCGATCCAGCGCTTCTACCCATGCTTTTGTTGTTGTACGAATCACCGGCTGCTTGCGGTAGGTGAAGACATAGCGAGCGTCTCTGCACGGTTTGCCGTGCTTGTCGGTTTTCTCCCATTGTTCTTTAAGCACTACCAGGGCATCTGCATTGAGCGGAACCGGTATCGGCTTTCCTGCTTTAGCTTCGTCTGGCCATATCCATGCAACCTTTCGATCGCGGTCGATGTTGTGCCAGGTGATGCCGGTGACGTTGGCACGACGCAGTCCTGTGGCGAGCGCGAAGCGCATCATTGCGGCGAGGTGATCGGGTAGCTCGGCTATGAGTGCGCGCGCCTGATCGCGGTTGATCCAGCGGAAGCGGTCCTTTGGCTCTGGCAGGTAGGGTATCTTTGGAACGGCCGCGAGCTGGCTCTTGGCGTGTGCATAGTTGAGCACGGCAGAGACGATGGCTAGAAAGCGGTTGGCAGTTGCTGGTGCGCGGGATGTCAGTAGATCTTTACGAATGGCGAGCAGGGCATCGGTGGTGATCTCAGTGATGGGTTTTCCACTCAATTTCTCGGTGAGCCAGATCAAGCGAACGCGGTCTGTCTCATAACTTGATTTATGGATGGCGTGTTCGTCCACCCAATCTAGGGCTGCTTCGTCCCATGTCGCTATGCGGGCGTCGCCGAGTTTAGTTTCTCTCCAAATTTCAGCACGACGGCGGTCGTGGTATTCCTGCGCGGCTTGGCGGCTGGCCGTGCCAGTCGATTCCCTAATTCTTTGGCCGCCGATCTGCCACTCGCACCAGTAATTCGTCCCGCGCTTGTAGAGCGACATGCTTTTTCTCCGTCATTGTTTGGCGCGCGGTATTGTGCGCGCAGCCACTCAACTAGGTCAACGTCAAGAAATACCCAACATTTACCCGGCTTTGCCCCTGGCACCTCACCGGCGCGCGCCTTCGCTTCCAGCGTGTGCGGGTGCAGGCGCAGGAATTCGGCGGCTTCAGTGAGGTCTAAGGTTCTCATTTTGACGTGCGATATATCTTGGTTAAATCCCCGCTGATGCAATGCCCGCGATACCTCAGCACGTTGGATAGCTTCGCGCGCTGGTAGTAGCTGTGGGTAGATTGTCTGAATAGGCCGTAGTAGCTGTTGGCGGTCTCAAATAGGTCTGCGGCATCGATATCGCGTACTCTGGCCATCGCGGTATTGACGGTTCGTTTGCGGGTGACTCGATGCCATGGCTTGATCACTTGGCCCACGAAGTCCACGCCACGTTCTATCGGTTGCAGGATAGTCTTCGTTGGGTTGATGCGCGCGTGCAGGTTGTCGCGCAGGAATTCTTCGATCTCCCACTTGGCGGCATTCAGCCATTGCGGTGATGTATGCAACAACAGGAAGTCGTCCACGTAGCGGATGTAGTGCTTTGCCTTCAGTTCGTGCTTGCAGAACTGGTCCAGCGTATCGAGGTAGACGTTGGCAAAGAACTGCGACGACAGGTTGCCGATCGGAAGCCCGAGGTGTGCCGGTTGGCTGGTGAGGCGCTTGTGTGCTGGCACTCGATCCAACAGAGCAGGGTTGCCGCGATATTCGAAGTCTTGGCGCGGATCGTGGAATAGGACCTGCTCGGCCAACTGCAACCACCATCCGCTCACACGCTTGGCCAACAGATCGCGCACGATGTTCTTATCGATGCTGACGAAGAAGTTGGCGAGATCTAGTTTCAGGTAGTGCGCAGGCTTGTTCCAGTTCTGGGTGATGCTGCGCACCTTTGCTTCCAACCTTTGCGCGCCGTACAACGTGCCGCGCCCAGGGATGCAGGCACAGCTATCGGCGATGAAGCCAGCGTAGAAGCGCGGCGAGATGCGGTTGTACATCAGGTGGTGCACGATGCGGTCGCGAAACTCTGCCGCCCATACTTCGCGTGGCTTGGGTCGGGTGATAACGAAGCAGAGGCTCTTGCCTTGGCGATACGTGCCACTGCGCAGTTCGTCTGCGAGTTGGCATAGGTTGGTTTCAAGATTCAATTCGAACTCGATAGCGCTCGGTTTGTTGCGTTTGGTGCGTCGGCAATCTAGGTATGCCTGCACCAGTTCTTCCATTGAAAAGTCAGCATGGTTGGCATCGGTTTGTTCTGCGGACGGCTCGCGCACGACAGGTGTTGTTCGTGTTGTTGTTGTTGTTCTGGTTTCCGTTGTTGAAATTCTGATTCCAGGCGAAGCGCGTCCTATTGTGCTATCCACGTCGCCCTGCCGATCACTCAGCAAGGAAACTGCGCCAGACCGAGCATGGGTATCTAGCCCACTGGTATCTGTGATGCGCATGTCGGTGGCTTTTGCCAGCGGCACAACCAGATCAAAAGTTCGCATAGTCATCATGGCCGTGACCCTGATGAAGCGGGCGATGTTGCGGAACGACGCCATCCATTGGCCTGCTTGCCGATGCTGTTGGTGAGCTCGATAGCCTTGGCATATTGGCCGGTGGAGATCAGACGCTTGTCTCGCGACAAGCGCAACAGCAGCTCGACTACTTGTTGGCGTTCGACCAGCTCGATGAGATGCGACGCTTTCTCTTGCGCCACATTGGCGCGGAAGATGAGCACGCTGATCTCTACCGCTTCGTCGCGCAACTTGCCACCGATGCTTTGCTTGAAATCGCGCGGCATGTTCTTGGCAAGGTCGGTGACGACATCAAGGAAGTCGTACGCCACTTTATAGATCGGCAGGTTGGTATGGAGTGCCATGCTGATAAAACCAAATAATTAAATAGATGAATTACTCAATGACGATTCTGCGGACGGCTCGCGCACGACAGGTGTCGTACGTGTCGTGGCTGAGGAACTGGAGTCCGCCGCTGAAACTCTGATTCCAGGCGAAGCGCGTATCTGAGTGCAGCTCACCAGACCAATACCAGCGCTCTTCGAACTCTTCCTTGAGGTTGGCGAACAACAAGGATTGCTCACTGCGGGTGGGGAGTTCTCCGCCCGCCTTGGCAGCGAATTCCTGTGCTTGCTGGAAGGTCACATCGTTGGCTTGTCCGGGTAGCAGGATGATGTGCTGGTCGGGATCTCCGTTCTTGCCAAGCAAGATGCCTGCGTAGGCTTCGCCCTTCTTGAGGAAGTTGGCCAAGAATTCCACCTTGGCGTTGGCTGTACCGTTCTTCTTCATATCGATCTCCTAATGACTGAATTGATGAGTGACTAAATGGCTACTCTGCGGACGGCTCGCGCACGACAGGTGCGGTACGTGCTGAGGTAGTCGTTCTGGGTTCCGTAGCTGAAATGCTGAATCCAGGCGAAGCGCTTTCCATCTGGTGTGTTGCTCCAATACCAATCCTCTTCGAAGCGGTCTTTCAGGTGCTTGAAGAGCAGGGCTTGCTCGATACGATCAGGCAGGTCTCCACCGATAGACTTGGCCCACTCCATCTGCGTCTTCCAGTCGGCATCGTCGTTGTCTCCATCAAGTAGGATGATGTGGTGTCCGGTGCCGTCTGGATTGATGATGGCTCCGGCGTAGATCTCGTTGTCTTTCAGTTCGGGTTTGTTCATGGTGTTCTCCTTGGTTATTCACATGTATGGCGAAGTGTGTTGCCTTGTTGCACTACCTTTCCAGATCGGATCAGCCTGACTCCGCCGTTGGTTGGTTTTTCTTTGGTTGGTAATTGTTTGTATGAAGGCGCTGGTGTGGCAGCAGTTGGCTTTTGCAGCGCAGGAATAAACCCTGTGCCATTGCCGCCGATCACCTTCAGCGCATCGATCTCAACCTTGGCTGAGTTGATGATGGTCTGGGCGATCTCGTTCTTTGCCTTTGCGATGGCGAGTTCTTCCGCGCTTGATTTGTTGCTGAGTGAGCGCAACTGTTTGAATAATTCATCTCTGAGCGTTGTGATGTCATTTGTCTGCGTCATTCTGCTTCTCCATACGGTTGATCTTGCGATTGATGGCGCCGCGCAGTTGGTGTAACTGCACGATCTCTTTGGGGTAGTTGTGAATGGTGTTGCGCTTCATGTTCTCGGCACGGCTGATCAGCTCGACCTTGTCCAAGGTGATCTCTTCCAGCTTGTTGGTACGCATGCCGCGCTTGAAGACGACGATGTGGTCTTTGGGTAGCTCACCATTGGCTTCGATCCAGACCAGGCGATGCACAGCGATCCAGCGGCGTGCCGGTGCCAGCGCAGGGTCGTCTGACATCTTGCGCTCAATGTATCCATCACAATTCACGCGCAGGCTGCCAACGGGCACGTAGTTGTGTTGTGCGGCGCCACTCATGCTGCCTTTTTTGAAACGCGTCTCGGCAGATCGTCCGCCAGCGGTGAAGTGAGTTCCCTTGTTCCATGTCTGATGGCCTTTGACGAAGCGCGTACCGCGACCTTGGAATCCATTCGTGCGACCAGCAGCGGGCGATGCCAGGTATTCAGCGGACTTGGATAGCCCAAGGCGTGATGCCTGTGCATACACCTTGGCAAGCGGCACACCGATGTCGTTGGCGATGTTCTGGGTGCGCTCATTTGCGTAGCGAGTATTGAGCTGGTCGATCTGCCAGTCAGTCCACTGGATGTGTGGCGCATGGATGTTGCGAGACTTGGTCATGCCTTCCTCCGCAAAATCTTGACCAGGCGTGGGTGAGACCACATCGCGGCGATGATGCCGACTGGACCACCATTGAGCGTAGCGAATATCTCAGACCAGGTCATGCTTGGAACGGCATGCCAGATGAATAGGTTCAATCCCCCGATCGCATAGCTGGTGATGATGGCAAGCACGTGGTGATTGCCTTGCACGTTGAGCTGCTGCAGGCCAAGTGCGAACACGACCAAGGCGGATGAAGTGAAGAGGGTGAGCTCGGTCATGCAGCCTTCCTTTCTTCCAGTCTCACTTCGCGCAGTTTCTGCATCGAGTTGTAGAGGTCGTTGACGTTGAGGAACTGCAATGCTTCCTCGGCTTTGTGAGTGGCGGCGGTGACGGTCGCCAGCTCGGTGATGTTCAATGTCCACACGCCGGTGCGGTCACCGCGTGCAGAGCATTCGTTCATGGCACGCATCGCACCTTCCAATACTTTGATGACGGCGGGGTCTTTGCTGGGGTGGTGAAACAGTGCACCCCAGATCACGTTGAATGCCGCCGCTATGCGGTCGAAGTTGTCGGTGTTGAAATGCCCAGCGCGCGCAGTCATCAGCGCGAAGTGCAACTCCTGCCCGAATGAGTCGAGCAGTCCGCGCGTGATGGGTATCTTCACTTCGCGTGGGCGGTAGGGTTTGTTGCGCTTCAGTGCCACTTTGGTTTCCTTTTCACATCTAACTTTCCGCAGCCGCCAAGCTCTTTGATGTCTGTCTTGGTGCAGCGTCCGAATTCGTATGGTTGCCACCATTGCAGCCTCACTTCCAACGGGGTTACGTTGGCTGAGTAGAGCAGTGCAATCAGGGTGGCGATAGTTCTCACAGCGTTCGCTCTACCTTGCTCCACGCTTCAGCATGAGTGTTCTTCATGCCTCGGTAAAATCGATACAGCGCAAATGCGCGGCGATGTCTACCTATCCAGCGCGCAAAACGGATGAGCCAATTCGGATTTCTGCGCTTGGGCATGCGCGGAATGTGTAGTTTTGAGTTCATGCATTAACCTCTTCAGTTATTTTTTTTAGGCCTTCATCGTTGAAGGTACACAACAACCCAATCGCCTCACCCATCATTCCAGCGAGGTCGATTCGCTCGATGGTCATGTCTGGATTTTGAGCATTAAATTCGGCGCGAATTTTTAATGCAGCAGCTAATATTTGTTCAGTGAGTTGCATTTAAATTACCCTCTGGTTTGCAGATGATGGCGAGTGGCGCATTCGTATCCGGCAGCATGCGAATACCGATCAGTGTGGCTTGCATGGATGAGCGCGCGATGACGTTGCGCACGATTCGTTCGCTGCCATAGATAAGGGTGACAACAAAGTGATTCATACAGCCTCCATTCCGTGACATATGCATTTATCAAGCCATTTATGCAGGCGATCCAAACATTCACCCATCATCTTGATGCGAGCGTCAGCCTCTTCCACATACATTGCAGTTTTTTGAGTTGAAGTCTTGATGGTGATACTGGATGTTCGCTTGCGCTTAATTAGCGATTCACGGATTTTTTCAGAGTTGGCGATATATTCGTTACTTCTTCCGCCTTTACTGTAGGTACTCTTCTTTCCCGTTTGGGTAATCAGACCTTGCTCATCAAGCGATGAGATAGCACCGCTCACTTGCTTCACTGTGATGTTTTTAAGGTCTTCTGTATTGGCCTGCTTTAGGTCAAAGAAAGTGAATGTACGGCCAACATAATGATCGAGCAGATGTTGCTTGATGATGTCGATATTTCGGATCATGCCGTCACCTCTTCGCTAGATGCGTGGAAGCGATTCACCATCATCTGTATAGATTCACGCCTCTCTTCTGGCATAGGGTATTCGTTCTTGATCCAATCCAACTCCATCACGCAGTCCAGTCCGGCTTTGTTAAGGGTGGCGATGTAGCGTTCGCGCACGTGGACATGGGAGATGGCTTTACGCAAGTTGGTTTGTAAAGTTTTAATGCCAACCTGGCTGGTATCGTCATCAAATCCAGAAATAAACGCCAAGGCAGAGATGAGTGCAGTCTTAATGGTGGCGGCATCAGTGCTGCGAATGCTATCTACATGGTCGATAACCTGTTGCACGGTTTGAAGCGTGTCAAAGTCATCCTCTACTATCTCGATGCCGAATTCTTCTTCGATGGCGATCATGATCTCGACACGATCAAGAGAATCAAAATCAAAGTCATCCACTAATCTGTTTACTGGCACTGCGCTATCAATAAAATGACCTTGCGCATTGATGATCTTGAGCGTGCGGGCATGCGTAGTGTTCATGCGATCTCCATGTATGGCTGTGATTGGGTCAGTGCTGCCGACTTGCGCATCGCCATCACTTGCAATGACAGCGATTTATAGATCAGAGGATTGGTGAGGGCAGTGTTAAGCGTGATGCCGAGATAGCGCAGGCGAGCTTGTCGATAAGCCTTGCTGATTTCTTCTGCGGTGGGTTGTTGGTTGCTTGCCATTTCCGTCTCCGTTTTGAGTGGGTACGGAAACAAGTATAGAATCACTAAACAAATAATGTCAAGCAAATCTAAACAATTGGAAAATTATTGTTTGAACCTAATTATTTTTTTGGGTAGAAATTACAACTAGATGGTTTTATCTGGAATTACGACAATCTATTTTATTGGTTATATTGCACCAAATAATCCAAGTAAAACTATTAAAATTCCCAAGCAACCAATGCCATAAGCAAACAGCTTGATCATGGATATTCCATCACTAGATTGTTGTGTAGGTTTTGGATTGTTTTGATTAATTGAGTTATAGCTGATGCCCGTCCCTAGCACCCCAACATTTGTTCTAGTTTTACCATGACCTAATGTGATTGAAGCGCCTCGCATTCCGATTGAAGTGCTGATGCCGCTTTTACTCAGATTTATGTAAACACCAGGGAATAATTTGATGCGTTTTCTCATTCTGATTGCCATAGCGCTTATCCTCGAAGTTGAATTGAAGCTGTATCTGCAACTGAATCACATTATTGTTTACCGTTAGTACCTTCGTTTGGTTCAGCAAGCGAATTCCCTGCTCTGTACCAAGCCTGTTTTTCTTTAACACCAAGTCTTTGCGCTATTTCTTCTGCAATCGATATTTTGCCCGTATAAATCCAGTCAATCGAAAATTCAAAATATTTCTGCAAAAGAAGAAGCCTATCGGCGGGCGGGGTAACGATATTGTTTTCCCATTGAGAAACCATGCCTTTTGAAACACCACATAGTTCACCAAAACGCTCGCCAGATAGCTCGTTTCTTTCTCGTAATTTTTTAATGCGCGCACCAATAGTCATTGGATGATTGTATAGCCGCTCTAAATAGTAGTGGTTTAGAATGGCTTGACTTTGAGTGTTTAGTAATATTAAACTTCGCCTCATTATGAAAATCACCATTAAAGAGATTGCGGCAAGGGTTGGAGGTGTAGTGGCCTTGTCTACTCAGCTCGGATTGTCACGTGGAGCCGTTTCCCAATGGGAGAAGGTGCCGATTGAGCGGGTTGCCGCTGTAGCTAAGCTCACAGGAATACCCCGTGAGGAAATACGGCCAGACGTATTCAATACCCAGCCCGAACACAACCCAAAGGAGGCCGCGTGAAATGAAACTTAATTCCCATTCGATGCAATATCTACAGCTAGAGCCATGTCCAGAATCATCGTTCCAGCGGTGGTGTCTCCAACGTCGTTTCGTGATCGAGCCATCGAAACCAACCTTTTGCTTAATGTTTTCTTCTGCTCTGGAGAAAGTTGTTCTATCAGTGCGTAAGTTAGCGCGCCTTGTCAAGTAATGCAGGAGGCCGCGTGATATGAAAATAATTGCATTTCTTTCTGATGAATGCCAGCCATTAGCTACTGCGCCCGGCAAACAATTACGACAAGTTCCTGTGGACGTGATGTGTGTTGGACAAGACTTTC